AGAACCTGCGTAAACTACCTTACAACCTTTTGGACTTATCATTTCTTGACGCTTATGAATATCACCTAAAAGTGCTAAATCAAAACCATCAAATATATCCGTTGTAAAATGTCTACTACTTACTACATAACCTATATCAGTTTGAGAATTATCAACAGGCCCATGGAATAAAGCAATCTTTTTATTACCAAATAATTTATTAGCAGTAATCCAATTGTCTTTATTATCTAAAATTGAAAATACTGAAAAATCAATACCACCAATGGAAAATACTTGTGTATCTCTTAAATAATAAAAGTTTTCTAATTCTAAAGCATCAACCAATGGAGTAAGAACATCCATTCTATCCATATTGTTCATATTACAATCGTGATTTCCGGTAATAAGAATTGTAGGACAAGTTTTAGCACACTCTTTGAATAACCAACTTATTTCGTTGACTAATTCGGGTGACATTTCTAATTTAGCATGGGCAATATCACCTGCTAAATAAATAATTGCATCTTCAGTTCCTCTTTTACGAATTTCTTCAAACATCTTCGTAAAAACTTCTCTGTACTCTTTGTGTCTTTTTACATTACGGATGTGTACATCGGCAATGTGGTAAATTGTTTTTAATTTACTACTCATAGTGAGTTTATTTTGTTTAATAATAATTCTTCCGATGAAAACTCTTTAGTTTTCTTTAGTTCTTCGTAGAATTTTTCATACCCCATATCGGCGGCATCTTTGTCTTTAAGATACATCATTTTTACATGAATACCTTGTTTTCTAAAATATTCGGCAGCTTTAAGTGCCTCATTAATTGCATCGTTATCCAATGAAATAATAATATCGGTAATTCCACTCATAAAGATTTTTTCAACCAATATTCTTGATGGAAATTTACCTAATAATGGAATTGCATTTCTTTTAATTGTAATTGCATCAAATACACCCTCACAAAGTATAATTGGTTCATTCCAATTTACTTGAGAGTCAAAACATATTACATTTTTACTGATTGGAGGATTTTTGTATTTCATTTTGTTCTCTGGATAATATGAACGAGAAACAAAGTAATTTAATGTGCCATCCGAATTGTATGATGGTATAATTACTCTTTGTCCATACAATCCTTCTTTACAATATCCTATGTTATATTTGATTATATCTTTAATACCTATTCCTCTTTGAGTTAGGTAATGTATTGCGTGTTTATATTCTGGATTAAACCCTTTAGGAGTCTCACTAAGACTTATAAATTCTTTTGGTAGGGAAATGAACACCTTTGTATCGGCATCCTCTAAAAGTGGGTTATAATTGCTATCTCCGTATATCTCTCTAATAATAAAAATAGTCTTTCTATCAACATCTAACTTTTTTAATAATGAAGTCAATTTCTTACCACCACTATTGCAAGTCCAACAATGCCATTTTTGAGTTTCCGTATTAACTTGTAGTTTTTGTTTGTGGTGATTACAGAAAGGACAGTAAAAAGCCAACTCATTTCCTTTCAGATTGAGATAACTACCTAAAACACCAGTTAAGGTAGATACAACTATATTCTTATCATTTTGCTTCAACACGACTTAAATATACGACAAATATTTGATATTTCCAAATATTTTAAGGTCTATTTTCCTCTAAAAACCACTCATTTGGGATGAGTTTATCTGCATATTTATATCCATTCTTTTCACACCAGTCACCATAAGTTGTTTTAGAATTTTTGCTGATTTTGTTCTTTGAATTTGAGAATACAAATCGTATGTCTAAATTGGGATTTTGTTCTTTAACCAATAAATGTTTTTTTCTATCTGCTGCCACAAATCTACCTTTTGTCTCTACTCTAATACCATTTGGTAATTTAAAATCTGGACTATAATTATGATTTGATGCAGGAATTATGTACGGAACCTTTTCGGTTTCATATTCTACTTTAATTCCTTGTAATTCTATTTGTTGTGAAATGGTTTCTTCTAAACCAGACTTAAATCCATATTTTTTAGCAACCCATTTTGGACTGCTTTTTTTTGTAACTTTTTTTGCCATTAAGTTTTTTATTTTTTCAACATCATATCGGAATACTTTGCATTGTTTAATACACCAGTTCTTCCAACTTTAAACTTTTCTGCAGTCATTACCTTTTCATCTATGTTTTTAGTGTCATCAACACTAAATGGAGTAATTGCATGTTGACCTGCTGTGTAACTAATTTTGTCTACACCCAATGCTGCTTGGTTTGCTTTGTATAATTCTTCGATTGTTGCCATTGTTAATTGTTTTGTATATAAATATAAGATTATGTATCAAATCGTACAATAAAGTTTACAGGAATATCATGCTCCGATTTAATTGGTTGTGGAAGTTTTGCAACTGCTACTAATTGACAATCATCATCATACAGTCCAATAGTTGTAATCATAGGAGTTAAGAATGAACCTGTGGTATCTACTGAACTACTTAAATAACTATGTTCAAAACCACCTTTTTTATTACCATACGAACCTGAATATCTATAATCCAATGTACTACCATTTGAAAGTTCGGTTTTTTGACGAATATAGTTTACACCTGGATTTGTAACAATTGTTGATGTTCTATTATTTGAATCAATATGAGTTTCAGTTGTTCTACCTACATTTACAACTGCAGATGGATTTGTTGAAACATTAAATTCATCTTGATTTACAATTAACAAATATTCATTTTCATAAATAGTTTTTGTAGATTTAAATGATAATTCCCAATTAGATAATAGTGTTGAATTTACACTTCTTGTAATTGTTATTATACCTTGATTATAAAATACATTTCCTAATTTTAATGTTCCGGCATTTCCTTGTAAGAATGTTGCATTATTAACATACATAACACCTTCCTCATTATTAATTGATATAATTTCACAACTAAACGATGCACCACTTAAAATTATATCTAATGTAGCATTTTGAATATCTATAAAAAATGAAGATATTGTTGCAGAATATGGTACATTTGACAAATCAGTAAAATTAAACACACTACCTTGTAAATCCATTGCATTAAAGGTAACATAAGTTCCTGAACCTGATGCAAGTAAATTACCATAACCATCGTCTATAAATTCTCTACCATTTTCTATAAGTGATACGGAACCTTTTTTTATACCCTCACCCACATATATTTGTGGAATTGAAATTACTTTTGCACTACCACTTAAAAATCTATCTTTTGTTGAAGCAAGATTATCGTATGTATTATTTTTATGTCCTGTTCTAGTAAATGGATTATCTTCGTTTCCACTATAAAATTGAGCTCTTAGTTGGCCATATATAGAATTTTTTGGATATAACCCAGATAAATCTGATGAATTAACATTTGCTTCTAACAAATCAATTTCCGTAGAGTTATTATTAAAACTCCATTCTTTATATGCCTTAAATGGCCTAATACTAATATCCGACTTTGGTATTCTTTTTAACATATCGTATATAAATATCTTAAAACTAAAAACCCACCAAATTAAGGTGGGTTATAGTTTTTATTTTATTCTCCGATTAGAAGTCTAATTTTACTTTAATTGCAATCTCCTTATCAAATGATTTTTCAATTGGTTTAGAAGTTTTTGCAACTGCTAATAATTCATTTGCGTCATTGTATAATCCAACACTTGTAATGTAAACATGTGGGTCTTTTTCAAATAATGTTTGAGTAAATTTACCTACTGAACCAGTTACAAATGATGGGTTGTTTGAAAAGTTAAACTCTCTATTGTTTGCTCTTACAAAGTAATGAGATGTAGAAACATTTTCAGTTCTTCTTGCAGTAAATCCATCATCACTTATTGGTGTATTACCACCTTTGTTTAATGCATTTAATAATTTAACAGAACCAGTTAGGTTATGATAAACTCCCGCTTGTGAAGATGATGCGGGTGCTAATTCTACTCCAAGTGATGCAGATAATGCATTTGGATTTAAAAGAATAATTCCCATATCTGGATAAAATAATCCCCAACCTTGTCCGTTTGATGCGGTAGTTGAATTGATTGATGCACTTAAAGATGTTCCAATGTTTAATGAACCACTAACTAAGTTATAAACTCTACCTGCAGTTGTTACTGTTTCTCCTGTTCCACCACTATCATCTATTAATGTTACAATTTTTGTACCACCACCATTTGAACCAGACAATGTTAATGAAATATTTCCTGGGTCTAATCTTTCTTTGTATCTAGCTCTATTAATATTAATTGCGTAAAAATTATTTAAATTATTACCTAAATAATCTTGGAATACATTTACTCCTGGGTCTAATAATACATTAGCCATTTGATAGTAAATAGCAGTAGATGAAAGTAATGAACTTTGGTCTTGTCCTAATGTTGGAGAACCATATCCATTGTAATCACCATATGCAATTGAAAATTGTACTTCTGCTGATGTAGATGTTGTTGGTGCATTATAAACATTTAAATAATATTTTCCAGTTGTATCTGCCAATTGTGCAGATGCTGTATAAAATGAATATAAAGAACCTGTATCTCCACTCCATATTCCAGAAGTTACAATTTGTGTTCTGTTAGTTACTTTATCAATTGTTCCAAATTTTTTATAAATACCATTTGAAACGGTAGTCATATCGGAACTGATTTGTTCTCCGGTTCCTAAAAATTGGTTAACAATTCTAACTAATTCGTTAGTATCTACGGGAGTTCCTGCGGTGTTTGCTGCACCTGCTAAGTATTGTGATAAATTACTTGCTAAAAGGGTTCCTCTGTTATCTTTAATTAATGCCATAATATTTTATTATTGAACGTAAGTTACGGTTACTGGAATTGTTTGTGAACCACCGGTTTCATTACCATAAACAGTTATTGTTGTTTTGATAGTTGAAGTTAATGATGGGTTTGGAATAAATTTAAATGTCAAACCTTTAGCAATTGCTGCAGTTGCAGAAACATCAGCTCCTATAAACATAGGTACTGAACCTACATCAGATGTTACTCCTTCACCAATGATGTCACCTGCAGATTTGTTAGATAATACAATCGTATATCCCATACTTCTATTTCCTGCTGGAGATGTAGTTGGAGACAACGCAACCTCACCACTTTTTTGATTAACCGAAATATTAGGAACACCAAATTCAACAACAGGAATTCTAGTTGTATTTTTTGGTAAAGTTACTAACTTATATTTCATTACTTGAGTCTCATCAGGATTAGCTTCTAAAACTGGCATGCTTTTAATTGCTGCATCGTAATAAGCTGAACCCAATGGATGTGCGGGTTCATATAAATTGTAATCAATCTCATCATCTGCTAATGCAAATTGAGTAATGTTTAATCCCTGTCCAGCTGCTAATTTTTCTCTACCTTTTTTGGTAAGAATAGCATCTACTGTTAATTCTGCGTTACTTAAATATCCCATAGTATTGTATTAATCTTTTGATATAAATATTATAATTTTAAAATTCCGTTTATTCTACTTGTAAAATTGGTTCAGATGTACTTCTACCTGTTTTGTTTACAACTAATGTGTTTGGATTAGATACAAACGTTTCAATTGGTGAAGCTCCATCTAATGTAGTTGCTGCAGTATTTTTTGAACCTTTGTAATATGAATTTATTAAACCAGTTGTTAAATCCGACACATTTCTATAATGCGTTGGTAAATAACCATCAACTGCTTGTACTGAAATAATATTACCACCAACTGTAGGTATTGTTGAACCACTAAATGGTTGTATATTTAATGTAGTTTCGGTATAAGTTGAAGATGTTACATAATAACCACCTCTAGGGTCACCTTGTCCATTTGTTACAATTAATGGTGCTACTATATCTCTTTTTTTCTTTTCGGTTACCAAATTTACTCTAATTCTCTGTTTAACTACTTTGTTGTCAGTATTAAAATATGTTCTAATTGCAGAACCACTTGTTGCATATATACTATATCCAATATCTTCATATGTAGTTTGGCCGATTAATTGAGTACCATTTAGTATTTCTAATTCCGTTTGAATGGTTGGTTTAGCTAAACCAATATTAGTATCAACTTCATATTGATAATTTTCGGCAGTAGTATTTTGAACAGAAGCTGTAAATATTTCTGCAAGGTATTGATAATTTGTTGCAACTATATTATTAACCGATGCGGTAAATATTTCACCATAATATTGTTCATTTTCACCAAAAACATTTTCTGATAAATTTGCATCTACAATAGTTTCATATTGTTCATTATTTCCTGTTAATATTGTAGTATCTCCATAATGAATTTCTGTTTCTTTTTGATATTCATCTCCTGTTGGTTTCTTTTGTGCAACTTTACTTCTTTCTAAAATATGTGGTTCAATTAATAAACCAGTAGTTGCTTTAACTCTTGCAGGTAACATTTTCTTAATATCTTCAAACATAGATTTTTCATATAGTTTGATTAAGTTAATGTATTGGTAAATATCTCTACCATCAAATCTTTTAAAATAATAATTTCTTAAAGAATCTAATGTTGAATATGTTGGTTTGTAATCATCCGATGGGTCACCTATATAATTGTCTAAATTAATTCCACCAAATGATTTTGCAATATCAATATTTAATTCTTTTGTAGGAGAAAAGAATAATCCAACTCTATTTGAATCGGTTGGTGATTGGTCAAATGATTTTTTAGTTACTCTATTTTTTATAGATAAATCAATACCACCACTCACATCGTTACCATTAAAATCCGTTTGCGATTCAAATCTAACTTTATTTGTTGAATATCTTGTAGAACCCATATCAGGAATTTCTAATACAACACTTCTATCCACTGCTTCAAATTGATATGGATAAGATGGTGCAGATGTAAATCCACTTGCAGTTGCAAATAATAGTGCGTATGGGTTTTCAGAATATAAAGGTGATGTAGTACCACTTTCATAATGAGTTCTTGTTAAACTACCACTAAAATAAACATTAGTATCTACATTTAATAATTTATTATATGTCGATACATCTTTTGGATATTCAAAATCTAATCTAAAATATAAGTCGGAAGTAGATGCCGAAACACTATTACCATTAATCATTTCAGGAAAAGAAACGTGTTCATAAAATCTATTTGTATCTAATACTTCTGACCATAAACGAAATTCATCAACACTACCATTATAATTTCCACCCAAATATAAAGTAGAACCATTATTCCAACTACTCGAAGCAGATGATGTTATTGATTGTTGAAATATTGTTTTTTCTTTATTTGATTGTCTTACATCTAATTTTAATCCAGTTGAACCACTACTTACTGATAAACCAAAAAATTTATTATTAAATATTGGTAATAAAGATGAAGATATACAATTTGAACCTGCGTAATTAAATACTATATTTCCATATGAAGATGATGCAGCAGATGCAGTTATTTCTACATTCCAATTACTACCTGATAATATTCTAAAATTTGATTGAGTTGATGGTTTTAAAAATAATTCAATGGTATTTGGTTTTCTACTTTTATTAGTATTTCTCCATTCCATTTCAATCTTAGAACCACTTACCATTTTTAACGCAGTAGTTACATTATCATAAACCAATTTACTTTTAGATGTATCCGATACCTCCGGGCCCCCAAATTCAAAAATAGAAAGGTTAGATGATGGTATACCATAACAACTTAATAATGCATATACACCACGTCTACTACCTTTGTGCTTTAGCAAATATGGTAAGTTATTTACAATTCTTCTCCAAACTTCGTATGTTCTTTGTTTTGCGGGATTTGATTCTTTTACATTTCCATTGACATCCTCACCGAATACATAATTCCATAAATGTTCGTCAGCTGCAAGATTCTTTGCATCCCAATTAAAAGATTTTAAAACATCAAATAATAATTTATCAGATATTCCATCTTTTGCTTTATATCCTAAACCTCTACTTTTTTCAATAGCTTTAGTATGATAATAAATGTTATCAAAATGTTGACCTATCATTGCAAAAAATAATAAATAACTATCATTCTCATTATTATTTAAAATATATTGTGGAATGTTATTTTGAATATTATTTGTATTTTCTGAATCAAATTCCCCTGCTAATGTTACTATGTTTTGAGACCAAGTATTTACAACTGGACTATTTGATTGTATTCTAATACTACCCGTATATGGCCAAGTAATTGAATTACTTCCTGTTGTTGTATATGACGATGGTGTATATAAAAAACTTTCAAATCCGTCAAATGATTGTATTATTTGACTTTTCTTTACATTATTTCTTTCGATTTGTTTTACCGACTCTGGAGAATTTACAAATGAAGCCGTTTGTGCTGTGGATATTGCCGACTCATATGCTTCTATTAATTTAACTTTATATTGAAAATTTAAAACCCTTTCAGTTGCTGAACTAAAATGTACAAAATTATCCCATAAATAAGTTGAACTACTAACATAGTCTATATTTAATTCACTTGTGCTAAATAAAGAAGAACTTAAATATGTACTAACTAAATTTGAAGAACTTGATATAGAACTATTTAATATTAAATTATCTAATGATTCATAGTTTGTAGAATGGCCACTAACATAGTCAACATCGATATTAAAATTTGGCCCTTTTATTGGAGGACATTCTAATATACCCGTTTCATTTAATATAACTGTTTCTATTAATGGATTACTCATTAATTTTGTAATCCAAAAAGTTGAATTTTTTTGTACGTTTGCCTGTAAAGGGTTGTACAATTTTAATATTAAAGAACCTACCTCATCTTCAGGTTTAACATACTCATTACCTAATGTATCAATAGATTTTTTAGATAAAGTCCAGTTATCTTCTTCCCATGATGAAACTATTATTTGTTCATCATTACCAAAATTTATAAGATGTGTTAAATGTTTACTTTCTTTTTCCGGTTCAGAAAATCCCATATTAGAAACAAATGCATCAAATATAGATTTTTTAATAATACTTTCATCAATTTGAAAAGCGGGATAAGTTATTGAAGTTGTTACATCATAATCATTTCCTGTTAAACTGGTTTCACCACCATTATTAATAGGCCTAAATGATAATGTAATATTTGTACTACCCGCCCAATTTGGATATGTATCTCTTAATGTTTTAAGATTAATTGTTATACTACCATTTGGTGGTTGTGATTGAAAAAGTCCAACTCTACTTTTATCTTTTAATTGTAAATAAACATCTACCGAAGTTGCTGCAAATGTTGAATATTTTATAGTATAATCTACATTTAAATCAGAATAAGCTGGAATGTCTATTGTATCGGTATAATCAATTTCTGTAACGGATGGAAAATCGTTTACTGCTATGAAATTTATAGTAATTTCTGTTTTATCACCCGTTCCGTATAAATTACTATATGGTACTATTATAATTTTTTTATTACCATATATTCCGTTAAAATTATTTAAAAAAGATAATGTACAATTATTTTTAGTAGCATCTACTCTAATAAATTTTGATTCGGATAAATAGAAATCAATATAATCACAATCTTGCTGTATAAAACTAACATTGATGATAGTATCTTTATCTGAATCTTTAATTTGTTTACTATAATTTGTTGTATTTAAAGTTATAGTTGGTTTTGGTGAACTAATTATTTTTTCAACAATTACTGCAACCGCAATTCCACCTGTTAATAATTCTTTTGCAGGGATTCCAATAAAATTATCACCTACACTCCATTTACTATAATCTGTTTGACTTTTTTCTGCATTTAATTTATTAGTATAATATATTTTTGTTATATTATAATTTGATGGTAATGTATTTTTTAAATAAATGTTTAAAATTCCATTTACTAATGCTGATTTATTTGATTTTAAACCATCCGTATTTGATGAAGATAATTTTAAATTACCCGATGTAGTTAGTCCATTTGAAATTAATTCATAATCAATATTTACAAAATCACTTATTTCATTTTGTAAATTTGAACTAATTGATAATTCATAATTAATAATTGGGTCTGGTATAACATCAATATTTGGAGTAGGATTTTCAGGAGTTGGTTTTATTACATCTACCACAGGTGCTTCTAATCCAGGTGTATAAATGACATCATTCATTGGTGGATTAATTGGTGCACTATAATATGTTCCACCACCAGAGGGTACACCACCGCCACCACCTAAATAAGCACTATTGTCATTATAGAAACCAAAATCATTTTGTTGTTCATTTGTTTGTGGCCCTATTGGCCCGTCAATATCAGATGCTGCGGGTACTTTATATTGTCTATTATATTTTATTGACATCTATTCTTTTTTATAAATATTTTATTTCTGATATTCTTGTAATGATTGTGTATCAAATAATCCTCCCATTTCTCTACCACCACCATTCATCATACCTCCTCCACCACCTCCGGTATACCCACCATCTCCACCATTGTTTGGAGGACTTGGAGGAATATATCCACAAGTTAAAGAATTTGTTTCAATTAATTCGTCATATGTACCACCATTACCATCTGCATATTTACCATATTGGTCATATCCACTACAATATGTTTCAATTAATGTACCTTTTTTTGTATAAGATGGTGCCGGTATAGGGTCAATTGGATTGGGAATTACAACATCATTAAATATATTTGTAGTACCATCTGGAGAATACACATTTCTTTTTGTTTGAGTAAATGTATTAAATGAATCTAAATTATTTTGAATTTGTTTTTGCAATTCAGTAATTGAAAATTCTTTAGGTAAAACTTTTAAATTTAATTCTCTTCTTTTTAAAGATTGTAAATTATAATCAACACATCCATTTAAAATATTTTGTATTTCAGATAATAATAAATTAAAATCATAAACTTCACAATCATCAAATCTTTCTTCGGATTTTTTTCCAAACAAAGAATTTGATATATCATAATATTTGTTGTTTAAATAATAATCAACAGAAAGCTTAAAATCACTTGCTATTTTATCTCTTACAATATTAAAATTACTTAATCCAAAATCTTTTTTAGCAATACTAAAAAAATCTTTACCATATTTTGTTTCTAAATTTGAATTGATTTTATCTAAAAATGAATTATCAAACGAATTTAATGAATTTAATATACTATCTCTATAATATTTAAAATCTTTATGTAATCCTTTTAAATTTGTAAGTTGATTTTTTGTTTTTTTATTTATATCTTCAAATTTTGTTTTTAAAGGAAGAATTCTAATTTCTTGTCTTGATGGTGAAATTTCTTCAATCCAAACTCTCTCCAATTCATTTTCTGAACCGACTTTGTATCTTACAAAATTTATATTAACTTTAAGAATACCATTTGTAAATCCTAAATCTTTTAATAATTTTTCAATATCAATTACTAATTCTTTTTGACCCACTTTATTCGTAACTTGATTCATATAATTTTTAATGTCATCCGTTTTTATATATGCGACATTATTTCCTGATTGTTGTGGAAGTAAATTGTTATTAATATCATATACAGATACTTCCATAACATCATATTTACAATCACCAAAATCAGTAGTATCTATTTCGGATTTTGAAACAATAAATAAATCATCCGCTTGAAGATATTGTCCTTCATTTTCGGTTTTATTATTTATACCATCAATATTTGTATATTTTTTAATAGACATAAATTAAAATATTAGAATGAATCAGGATGTGTTTTAGTAAATCCTGTTTCATATGTTTTATCTTTAGAAGTTCCATCTGATTTTTTAACTTCTATTTTCATAGTTCCACCTTTATAATCGGCCGTACCTGACCAACCAATCCAATTTTTATGACTACTTACACCACCTCTACCACCTGCTGGCCCTTCATTTATAGTAAGTTTAATTTGTTTTTGTTCCGAAGCTGCCAACGTAAATGTAGTTTGTTCTGCACCTAAAATTGCCATATTTTGTATTGGTGTAAATGTGATATTAATTGTAAGTGGATTTTTATCATTATTTGTAAAATCAATATAATCACCATTAACAAATTTTTGACCTCCGGATGCTCTTATTTTGGCCCAAACTGGAGGCTTAGCAGCTTCTACTTTTTCTTTTATTTTTACAATACAAACTTCATTAATCACATCTGCACCCGCTGCCATTGCTTGTGCTTGTGTACCTTGTTGAATTGCTTGTTGTTGTTGAACGGCACCTAATTGAGATTGTAAACCCTCTATTATTGAATTTAAAGAATCAATTTGTTTTATTAATGCTTTAATTTGTGCTTGAAAACCTGTATTTTGTGATTGTAAAGATGCTCTTAAAATACTTTCATCAACTGACTTTTGTAATGATGTTGATATTTGTCCAGTAAAATCACTAATTGTATTTGTTAATGTATTTATTTGATTTACTAAAGCATCATTTGTTTGTTCAATACTTAATCTATTATTAGTTTCCGTTTGAACTTGTGATTGTAAAGTTGTTATTTGTGAATTTAAATCCGAAACCGTTGCAGATAGTTTTTTTATTTGGTTTGTTAAATCCGCAACTATACCAACTTGTTCTTCATATAATGGTTTTGGTACTAAATTTAAATTTTGAGTTGGTATATTTGGTTTTAATTCTTTTACATTTATATCAATTGCTTTTACTAATTCTTCGTTATCATATTTTGGTTTTGTTAAACCTTTAAATAATAAAGTAGAAGCAACATCAGTATCATCAACAACCGTAACTCCATATTCATTTTTAGCAATAGCAGCTGAACCTGAGATTTTTAAAATATCTTCAAGTCTTTGTGATTTTACATCAGCTAATTTTTGACTTATTGTTTCTAACGATGTTAACGGCATTTTAAACTATTTCAAATATTGATTTATTATCTATTATGGTTACCGACCCATCCGTATCTACAATTTTTAATTTTAATTTATATTCTCTACCAAATGGTAATGTATTTAAATTTAATTTAAAATAATTTGATGTTGAATCACAACTTATTTTAGTATGGTTTCCAAATGGAAATATAATTTCTCCGGTAACATAATCTTCTAATTGATAATATGATGTTGTTGGTAAATATTTATTTTGGTCGTATGCAAATGTTGTTCCAAATGATTTCATTGGAAAAGTATCTCTACCTTTAACTCTGATTGTAACTATTCCATTTTGTGGATATTCCGTTTTAAGATTAGTTAAAACAACTTTATATCCATCTTCTGCAGAACCAGTTACAGGTGTTAAACTACCAGTATTAATTATACTATCACTATATGATAATTCTAATTTAGGTTCGTATATTGTTGATGTTTCTTTTGAGAAAAATTTAAGAATACCATAGTCTAATCCGTCATTTTCTGCATCTAATGTATGATGTAATACAAATCCATTATTTGGAATTGAACCACTTAACCACATTTTTACAATATTAGTAACATCTATTCTTACATCATCAGGCTCATAATTAAATGATTGTGATGCAGTAGAACCTGTATACCAAAATCCACCACCACCATTAGATATTGAACCTGTTTGATTTAACAATGAACCCTGTGTTTGGTTTGGATAATCCGAATATTGTAATACTCCTGGAATATTAGTCCATTTATTAATTCCATCTTTATAATACCAACTAATACCATTAGATGTTATATTATCAAATTTAGTACCAGTACCCATAGACCAACTACCATATGCAGGATTTGCTTGAATAGTGTATTGTAAAGGTATTTCTGAAGAGTTTGCTGATTTTAAATTTAAATGTGCGTACCAACTTCCTGTTATTTGTGCCACAAATGTTGATATAGAACCTGTTTCAAATTTAATAAAAGTTCTTGCTATATCTTTGCTAGAACCATAATAAAGTTTACCTATTTCTAATATCTCATCTAATCCTGTATTTTGTTCAGGTTGTTGTAGATATATACTTGCGTCATATGATGATGTATAAAATATATGCATTATAATGCCCTCCCTTTAATGTCTTTGTTTGGATATTTAATTTCAAAGATACAAGGGTCTAAGGAAGGGTAGACAATCTTTCCTTTTGTTGCTTGTTCTATATTGTATCTATTTTTAGAATAATTGCCATCACCACCACATAGATTTGAAATTTTAACCGATGGTACACTCATCACACCCTCTACATTTGCTAAAATTAATTCTATTTCAGAAATATTGATTGGCTTATTAAATGTCCAATTATCTATATTGAAATAGTTTTGTAATTCGGTAAGACAATTTGTAACAATTTCTCTTTTGTTATAATTTGAATAACATATTATTTCAAAATCAACTCCAATATTTACAACAAACCCATTCATAATATTTACTGCGTCTGTCATCATTCTATATTCACCTAAATAAGTTTTAAGATTTTCTTTTATTGCACTATTTAAGTTAGTCAAATTTTTATTTGAATCAAATCCTAAAACATACATATTAATTGCAAATGGATTGTTTATTTCATTTGTTGCAGTTTTCTTTTGAGTCAAATATTTAACTAATTCTTTTTGAATGTTTTGTTTTGTACTACCCTTTAAACTATCTACTAAATTTGTAAATTCTGCAATGTTTTGTGGATTTGCTAATATTGATGAAGGTGAATTATTATCTATTTCCCCATCAGGACTAACATATACTTTTGCAACACTACCATATCTTTCTGGCATTGATAAAGCTCTTACAATATAATCTTGTCTAGTCACTGCTCTATTTTGAGAACCAAATGTTGCTAATGCATTTTGTCTAATTTCTTCAATTGATTCACTACCTCTACCACCTGATGCTGGTTCTAGATTTTCAACCGCAACTGATGTTTTGTATGTTTGGTATGTTGCAAGATTTTGTATTGCTAATAAATCTTCATCATATTCTATTCTTCGTATACTTGTTAAATCACCTGTATTTATATTTGATTCGACTCCACCACCAACTAAATATTTAATTGTTATTTGTCCATTAGGTGCAACTCCAAATGTATTTGTTTGTAAAAAATTAGACGGGTCAATGCTTTGATTTAATCTTTGAATTGAATTTGCTAATCCCAAACCAACATTTTTTGTATTAGGTAGTATTGTTTCATCGGGGATTGAACTATTGCCACTACCGAATTGAATATCTATTGTATTATCTGTATTTGTTTTTACTGAAAATCTATGTGGTACTTTTTGTACTTCTAAAATATAAGGTACGTCACCGACAGATGCTACCGTATCACCATTTGCTTGTGTATTTGGTTGTTCTACAAAAATACTTTCTTGTGCTAAATATGGAACTTCATAATATTTGTTTTGTTGACCATCGGTTATTGAAACTATTTGTATAATATTTGTATCGGATAATGTTACAGATGGATAATCGGTTGAAGATACATTTATATTAGTTTCTAACTGCTGTGCAGATATTGCTTGTACTTTTTTTGTAATTAAATATTGATTTGGTAAACCTTGATTATCTCTACTATATACATCAACTTCTCTGCTTCCTGATAAGGAAAAATCTACCACATCAGTAGTTCTAAATATAATATTTGAATTTGAATTTGAATTAACTTCCATTCCTTCTTTTATTCTTAAACAATAAGAATAATCGGGTTGATTTCCAATATTAGGTACTAACTGATAAACAGTTAACGTTGTTACTGCCGGCGTTGTTACTTTTGGTTTATATCCCATAGCCTGTGCCAACGCAACTACATTCTTTCTTTCACTAGCGTATGCTAATAAAGATTCTTTTAATTGACTATCTTGATAAAAAGAAAGTACATCACCTATATAAGATGCCATTTCAATGAAAACCATACCAGGAGATGATTCATTGAAGTCTGCGTATGTATTTGGAAAATATGTTTTAGAATAGTCAATTAAGTTTTGTCTTAAAGTATCAAAATCTTTACCAACATAATTTATATTCTTAGCATTTCCAAATGTTTTTTTATTACTATTAATTGCCATTTACTTTATTAATTATTTATATTTACTTTTACCGATTCTTTTAAATTTGGGTTTGATGTTAATGCAAACGAAATTTCTATACCAATTCTATTATTATCTTTATTTTGGTCATTATAGTCAATAATTATTTCATTAACTGTTAAATATGGTAACCAATTAGAAACGGCTGATACTATACTTGTTTCAACTTTATTATCAATGTCACCATCTACAATCGGTTCAAATAATACTTTCCATATATCACATCCAAATTCAGGTTGAGAAACTCTTTCACCCTTTCTTGTCATTAATAAATTTATAATATTATCTTTTGCTTGAGTTAGTGTTGTATAATTAACTGCAAAAATACCACCTTGATTAGAAGATTTGTTTATACCAATTCCTAATACTTTGTAATCATTTTCTTTTAAATCAGTTACATTAATTTTACCTAACTCTATTGCCATTATTTAAATCTTTTTACTAATTCAGTATAATCTCTTGATAATGCTTTAATTACAGCATCTGCCCCAGCGTTATCGGTAGTTGGTAATGCCTGTTGAGGAACATTTACATTTGCATAATCAAGTGTTTCCCAATCTTCTTCCATAGTTCTTTGTGGTTGTATTGCATCTAAAATACTTCCACCACCACCTATATCTCCCATAGAACCCTCTGCTCTTTCCTTTGCAGTAAATGGTTGAGTCATATTCAAAATTTCATTTATCATTGGGTCTTTTGAATATTCTTTTTGTTGTTGTGGTGCATGTTTTGCAAACACATTTGATTTTTTAACTGGTACCACATTTTGTGACACCTCTGTCAATTCTGCTAATGATGGTGTTTTTTTCTTTTGTGAGTTTAATGTAACTGCACCAGATTTAATCATCTTAGCGATTTCTTCCTTAACTTGTTGTTTTACTTCGTTTTTAACAACTTCTTTAATTAAAGTTAGTAAAATGTCTGATTTCATAATAATTCTCTGTATGTTTTAGTAATAAATATTTGATTTAATAATTTATCCAATAACATTATATCCAGTCCAATTTATTAATGCAGGTGCGGGTGGTGCTGGTGGTGGATATTGTGCCAACACCATCATTGTACCACTAACTCCCATTAAATGAAATTTAGCTAGATTGACGAATGGATTTAAAAATATATTGGTTGGTATAGTAAATAATAAAGTTGGTGGTATAAACCATATGTTTGGAATTTTTGGTATTAAACCCTTTATCATATCATATGCCATTGCTTCTAATTGTTCTTTAGTTGGTGTTTTTTCTTTTATCATTGCCTTCAATTCTTTTTTAGTTGGAATGTGTGGTATAGATATACCAGGCAATGCAATGTCCGGAACCAAACCTGCAATTGTATCTTTTACGAATTTTTTAATTTCTTCTTTAGTTGGTTTTTTAGGAAGATGGTTTGCTGTATCTACCGCTGTTTGTATAGCTGCGTATATTGGTGTAAGTATTACATCTTCAATTGGTTTAATAATTGTTTCTTCCAATTGTTTAATGGCTTCTTCAATTAATTTCTTTTTAGCTTCTTCTATAATTTTCTTTTTCTTTGGTAATTCTGGAAATGGAAATTTAATAGCTTTTTTAATTTGAGAACCTATTGATGGTAATTTCTTTTTTATTTCTTGATAATTAAGTACAACTTTTTTACCTGCAATTATTATTGGATGGTTTTTGATTTTAGAATCTACTTTTTCTTTTTTTAATATTTTTAATACAGTTTCATATACATTTATCTCACCGATACCCTCAATTAATATTGTTACTGATTTTAAATCATCAACTAATTGTTTTGCTGCTTCTTTTAATGCTTTATTAACTGCAGCTGAAGATATTAATTTCATTGGTTCCGGCCCAATATTCATAATTGTTCCAGGTGCAGGCGGTGTACTTTGCCATCCACCCGGTCTAAGTAATGGATTTGGTAATGGTGCCATTTCTGCTCCTAACCAATATTCATCAAATGCAGAAGGATATATTTCTTCTAAGATATTAAAGTTTTCTTCTCCACTTTCTTTTCCTTTTTTAAACGCATTTGTAATAACATTTGCCATACCTGTCACATTTCCATTTAAAACGGGTACACCATAAATCATATCTCCACCTCTCTTAATACATTGGTCATATTCTTTTGCTATAAAATATGCAAAACCTTCTGTATCATTTGCGTATTGAAATGTAGATATTGCAGTCAATACATTTATTTCGTATATAATCCAAGACATTATTTACTTACAAAATTTTTAGAAGATAATAAAGTATTTAACTTTCCTTTAATTGCTTTAAAAGCTGCTGCATTTGTTGGGCCAGGGGATGTGGGGCCGGCCGGAGTTGCATATATTTGTTGAGTTATTTCATCAATTAAATCTCCTAATATTTTTACCAATTCTCCACCCAATACTAATTTTTGTACATCTGCACCTGCTCCACCTGAACCTGTATTTTTACCTAAATAAATGTTTCCATTCTCTGAATTTAAAAATATTTGATTTGCACCCTTAGAGTGCATTGTTATATTATTGTTAGAATGAATATAAATTTCCTTTTCAGAATCTATTGAATATCTACCATCAGTAATTACACCTGTATTACCTTTACCAAATATAATAAACTCACTAGCTTTTGCAGATAGAATAACTCTATCTGAATTTACAAATAATTGGTCTCCTGTTAAATCTTTTGAATTCGGATAATCTTTAAAAGCTATTTTTTCTTTTTTAATAACTTCTACAAATGGTATTTTTACTTTACCTGATGTTAAATAAACAGACGTTCCATCTTTATTAATATCTTCATCTACTAATTCACCAATCTTTTTTGCATCCAATTCTGGATTTTGTTTATTACGAATAAAAATAGATGGAGATGATGTTTTATCATCTTCTGTTAAAAAGAATTCTGAAAATCTTATTGTGTTACCAACTCTACCACTTAATATTGTATCTCCTTTTTTTGGATTTAAAAATTTAATTTTTTCATTTATTTTATAATCCGTTTTTTCAGAAGTTTGTTTTGCTTTTTCTGTATTTGGAGTACCTGTATTTTTTACTTCTTTATAACTTTCACTTTTTGTAGTATTGGTTGAACTTTCAACACTTCTATCTTTACTTTTTTCTGATGTTTTATAATCTTCTCTATAATTTGGATATTGTGTAACAGTATATGGTAACCAAAAACATTCGTTTTCATTTTTAATAATTAAAACAGTTTCACCTTCTATCGGAAATGTTATATTATTTTTATCAAATGGAAATGCATAGTTTTCTAATTTTATAGGAGTATCTCTTGCAAATTCTATTGCGCCTAAAAATCTAGTATCGTTTTCTATAAAATTTTTATTATCATTATAGAATTTTGTATAATCATCAATTACACTTCCAGACATAGGAAACTTAGGCCATTTGTCATCGTATTTAATATAAACTTTTTTGACTGTTGCTAAAAATGATTCCATTATAATTTAGTATTTATTTCTTCAATTTCAATTTGAATGTCTGTCATTTTTTCTTTTACTTTTTCTTCTACTGCGGAAATAGTATCTTCCATATCTTGCATCAATTGTGCTTTTTCGGTTTCACTTAACCACCCATCTTCTCCAATACCCTTTGCTTCTGCAGATGCCAATCTTTGTGCAATGTTTGCAAGTTTAATTAAATGGTCATCATTTTTAACCGACACCTCAATTAAATCTTTTATAATAGGAGCAATTACAGTTGCTTCACCTACATTACGAATAAGTTTTCTTAACGATTCAATTAACTCAGAAATGTTTTTCTTTTTGTTTTGTTGATTTTCGTATATGTCTTTAAATAATGATGATAAATTTTTACCATCAAATAATTGAAATTCTGTTGCCATTTTGTATCTTTATGTACTAATAATTATTTACTTATTAAAAACTTACCCAAAACTAAATAATCCATATCACAATTATGAAATGTCCAAATTGCTTTTTCTGGGTCATTTGTCATTGTATGGTCTTTTAAGTTGAATGAGGTATTCAATAAAATGGGGGTTCCTGTTAGTTTTTCAAACTCCTTTAATAAGTCATAGTAAAGTGGGTTATCTTCTCTTTTAAGTGTCTGTATCCTTGCAGAATTGTCAATATGGGTTACCGATGGAATGTTTACTTCACTTTTAACTTTGACAACCTGATTCATATATGGTACATCTTCATCGGATATAAAATATTTTTTATAATCTTCAATTGTAACCGTTGGAGCAAATGGTCTAAACATTTCTCTTTTTTTGACAACCTTATTAATTCTATCTCTAACATCAATTAAATGAGGATTTGCTAATATAGAACGATTGCCCAACGCTCTTGCACCAAATTCAGTTCTACCTTGAAACCAACCTACAATATTACCTTCTTCAATTAATTTTGCAACTTTTTTGCATAACATTTCATTGTTATCAAATAGTACAACTTGTTTTCTATGGTTTTGTAATATAATTTTAAGTAATTCAGGATTACTCCACTTCTCACCTAAATACGGAGATTGGTTATCACCACCTTTTACTTTTGGATTACCCATACCAATATGATATTGATACAAACATGCACCAATTGCAGAACCACTATCTGAAGGTGCAAATGGAATCCAAACATTCTTAATTGATGTGGATGTTTTAATTTTACCATTAGCAGTACCATTATATGCACAACCTCCACCTAATACTAAATTATCACAATTCCAAATATTTGTAATTCTATTGATAATAAAATATAATGCACTCTCATACCATCTTTGTAATGAAGCAGCTAAATCTTTGTGGTGTTGTTCAATTGGTTCATCTTTAAATCTTGGCGGAAATCCAATTAAATCAATAAGTTGTTGGTTAAACATATCATTGTCTGATGTTTCCCATGTAAAGTAAGACATGTCCATCTTTACAATGTCAAAATCATCACCTACATTAGATATTTTATCAAATACATTATTATATTTTTGTCTATCACCATAAGGTGCTAATCCCATCACTTTGTATTCACCTTCGTTTGGTTTAAATCCTAAATAAGCAGTAAATGCTGAATAAACTAAACCCAATGAGTTCGGAAATTGTAATGTTTGTATTGTATGGAAGCCGGTCTCATCACACATTGCAGAGTATACAGTATTAAATTCACCTACTCCATCAATTGATAAACCTATTGCTTTATCAAATGGTGATGTATAATATGAAAATGCTAAATGTGAACAATGATGTGGTGTATATGTAATAATACCATTATATCCAATTGATTCTAATATTTGTTTTAAATTCCCTTCATTTTCTTTCCAACTTTTTAAAAACTTTTTCCATTTTGTGGGGTATCTAAAACCATACCATTTACCAATTGTTTTTTTAACTCTATCAAATTTTAAATCTGGGTTTTCATACCAACAAACCATATCAATTTTATCAATTGTTATTTTTGTGTATTCTAAACACCATTGAATTGCTTTAAACGGAAAAGAACTATCATGCTTTTCGCCGGATAGTTTCTCTTCTTCAATTGCACATATAACTTTACCATCTATAACCAATGTTGCTGCAGAATCATGGTAAAATGCTGATAGCCCTAATTGTATCATATTTAAATTTTTATATCACCGACCCTATCAAATTCATTGTACAACGCCATTTGTTTTTCTTTCATTTTATTAACAACTTTAGTTATATAATGTGTAGGATGGCCGGTCATTTCTCTAATAAGTAGATATAGTGATTTTTTATTAAAATTTTCTATATAATTTGCTCTTCTAAATAATTCCAATACCGAATCTGCAATTTGCATATCTCTTTTCTTTGGAAAATGATTTTCTAAATGTTTATCCCAATATTCTAACATTCTAATATTAAATGTTCTATGTTCATCATTTCTTTCTTCTTCTCTAAAATTATTTTCAGTATCAAACGAATCAGGAAGGCCGGACATTACATCTGTATCTTTATATCTTTTATAATTTGCATTGTTATTTAAAATAAGATAGTTTCTTGCAACAATTGTAAAATAACTAAATGCTTTACCTTTGCCGGCTTTATACATATGAATTTTTTCAATCATAAACGCAACAACCTCTGCCATTACATCTTTGGGGTCATCATCAAAATAAGTAAACTTCCATTTATTATAAACTATCTCTGCAAGCTTTTCAAATGCAGTTGCAATTCTTTCTCTATATAATTTATCTTTAATATATTGGTCATTGGTTAAATTGTACTCAATGATTGCATCTTCAGTATCTTTTGGAAAATATTGTCTGTTTGGGCCTCTTTTTTTTCTAACTGGCATTTTGTATTGATTTGAATTTTTCAATAGTTTCTTTAATTTGATAAAATATAGAACCTACTTCATCATCCTTCTCAAACATTTGACGACTATCAATTAGTCTTAATGCTTCCAGTAATGCTTCGTTTCTTTCAATTTCCGTTTGAATATAATATTCATTTTCTTCAATTATATCTTCATATTTTTCCAACTTTTTTAATAAATTAAAAATTGAATATGACATTGTTATAATTAATATTATTAGTAGTGTGTATAACATATATTAAACTATTTCGTATCCTTGTAAAAAATATTTGTTTGCATTTTTAAATTTAACTTCAACTAATTCACCTTCTTTTGATTTCATTACAATTTTTTCATTTCTTCCAAAATCTACTTTTTTTACAATTTGTGTATTGTAAACTCTATCTTTAATTGTAATACCATCTAAGTGGTCAATCTCATGTTGAACTATAACCGTCATCATAGTTTCCTTTGATACCGATTCATTTGCTTTATCTCCTTCTGCATTAATTTCAAATGTTAATTCACCTAAATTATCCGTATCAATTATAACTTTAGAAGCTCTAATTGTTCTAATTGGTTTTGTAAGTGTAGATGGTATTGAAAGGCATCCTTCCATAAAAAGAAATCCATCCTTAGACCTATCTTTAATAAAAGGATTCAATAAAAATAATTCAGTAGTATTTTCACCTTCTCCAAATTTAATTAAACATGCTCTTTTTTTAATTCCTAATTGTGTAGCTGAAATACCTATACCTGGATATTTTTCTATTCCTTCTTCCAATTGTTTTCTTAACTCATCTGCTTCTTGTTGAGTTATTTCTGTTTTTAATATAGGAGTTTTTAGATACTCCGTAAATTCTTTTGTTCTTAATCCATTAGAACCTTTGTCAACTATTAATTTCATATTTTATTTTTTTAATCCGTACTTAATCCATTTATACCAAACTCTTTCATGTAGATAATACTGAATAGGTTTGTATATCAATTCTGCTACCCCAAACGTTGCTCCAACTTTAATTGAACCACTTATCAACCACATCAATAAGAATCCAATTAAGGTACTTAAAATACGATATGAGATAGTTTTAGCAATGTGTCTCTTTCTTTCTACAATCATTACTTATTGTTTATTTCTAATTGCAGTCCCACTAATTTTTTCGATTTCTTTTGGTGGTTCGTGATAGATAACCTCATATCCCACTCCTCTACCATAATTTACACTTTCGATATCTGGAATAATTGATAATAAAACTTTATCAAAATTATTTGTAAAAAATGGTTCGTTTGATAATTCTTTTAAAACTTCTTGTGCTGATTTTGGGTTATTTTCATCTTGTGGAACATCTCTAATTGCTACCCAACAATTCTTTCCTTTTTCTAATTGTTGATTTATTAACCATTCATGTCCTTTGTGCCACGTTTGCCATCTTCCAATGAATAATGCATATTTTTTCATACTAATTTGTTTATTATTTACAATATACAAAATATATTCTAAATTACCAAATTTTTATTAAACTTTTGTATTTTTATATTGCATCCAGTATTTTATTGCATCCTGGTCTTTTATCCATTGATTTTTATCGCTCCAATCAAACTCTGGATGTTCATAATATTTTGATATATACTCTGTACTTGCTATATCTATGGGTTTTTGTTCCTGTGGTAAGTTTTCACCATCACGTCCGTAGATTTCATAAAAATTTTTTACTACATCACTGGTTTTATTATTATCTCCGTAAATTTCATAATTTTTTTCCATCAAATCATCTAACTCTCCTGCATCGTATTTAAAATTATCATATAAACCCAATTTTTGGTCATTTTCTGTAATTTCACCTAAAAGTCTTTTTTGTTTTTCTTTTTTTGTTTCAATTAATCCGTTAAATGCAATGATAAGTGCTACGGCTAATGGGTCAAATACTATTACAATCAAAAATATGAAGAATTTTACTACTTTTTTTAATTCTACACCAAAAACTTCTGCAACAAATCTAAATCCACCCACTTCTTTCTCCAAATCTAAGTTTTTTATCTTAATTTTGTTAATTTCATCATTATTTTTAGCATTTTGGTCTTGCAAATCACTAATTTTTTTATTAATTTGTGAACTTTGCTTATCTTTACTATCAATTGAGCGTAAAAGTCGGTTATTTACTTTACCTTTGTCTAAAATTGTTGATTGAGTTGACGATAATTGTCCTAATTGTGTATTTAATTGACTAATTTGAGCTGTATTTTGGTCTATTTTTGTAGTATAAACTGTAATTTCTCTATCTACCTGTTGTAATTTAAGGTTTTGTTGTTGAAATGCATTAGAAAGATATCCAAATATACCTGCAGATGTAATTATCATTAATAATCCTACTGCTGACACCAAATACCACTTATTAAACCCTTTAATCTCATCCCATTTTTGTTTTAAATAAGTTGCTGCTACTAATTTTGCAAATTCTAATGAACTCGCCATTACCATCACAGATACTGCCGCACCACTAAATAGTACCCCTAACCCTGTTACGGAGAAAAAAGCTGCACATCCGGCGATAATTAGTGCAGAAAATCCGACTAACCATTTAAGCCAATTCATCTTATCTATTGATTCTATTTAGTTCTGCAATACGCTCTACTATTTTTCTAGCGTCTTCCAATGTTGTGTTCGCTTCTGATGGTGATATTTGATTTGCACCATTAACTGCGTTTTGTAAAATCCTTAACTTACCGTCTAAAGACTCTAATAACATTTCTATTTTTTCGTTGTATATCATGTTTATAAATATTTAATAAATAAAAAAAAGGTAGAAATGACTAAACTCCTACCTTTGTAATATACGAAAAATAACTGAATTAACCAACTTTAGGGGTTAATTTTTTTGGTTTGGATTCTTCTTTTCTTTCGATTGTAATTAAGAGAATGCCATTCTTAATTTCAGCTTTTGCTTTTCTACCATCAAAGTTTTTACCCACTTGTACTCTTTCTTCAATGTCCGAAATCAATTGATTAAAAGGATTTTCTTTATCCTCTTGTGTCTTTTTTGCATTAATTTCAATTTTGTCCTCAAAACAATTAATTTCAATATTATCTGGATTGTGTCCTAATACTGATAGTGCCATTGTTGCAGAATCTTCTTTTAAATCTACTGCAAATTTGTTTGGAACATAAGTTGTTGTTTTTTGTTTTGTTACCCAATTCTGGCTATAATCGTTGTGAAACCAATCATTTAGTAAACTGTCTAATTCATTAATAATCATAATAAAATGTTTTTTTGTTAATAATACTCTATATAGTTCAAATACTATACCAATTGACTATTGTTGACATTTTGTCATTAAATTTCGTTATTTTGTCTTTCAATGATTGTAGACATATGGTCTGCCCAATGCATTATAAATTGTAACTTATAAACTAATTGTTTTTTTAAATCGTGACCAGCTAAATACTTTTGATTATCTTCGTCATACATACCATCAGTAAGTTTGATTGCAAAATATTCTTTCTCATTATATTGAATACCATAGTGATTAAGAGTAAAGAAAGTTCTATCAGTTAAAGTCATATATGGGATATTCTCATTACGAACAAATAAAGTTCCGTATTTCTTTTGAGACCACTCCTCTTGATTAGGTAAATAATGTAATTCACCTTTAATACCTAACTTTCCTAAGTCGTGATGTAGACAACTAAATATTAATTCTTCTTCGGTGAAATCAATCTCTCCACCTTGCGTTATGAACAGGTCTCTCATTTTAAGAGCGTTCTTACATACATTAAAGATGTGGTCAATATACCCACCTATATATGCGTTATGATAGTGTTTTGAGCCAGATGCAGCAGATAGTGTAAGATTAACACCCAATTCTTCTTCGGAATACATATGGAGTAACTTCTCCAATCTTTCACCTTTGAAATACTTTTTAATTATACCTATAAATCGGTCATAATTTGATTTTAATTCTTGTTCTGTTTTTTGTTTCATAATTTAGAGTTTAGTTGTTTATAATACTCTAATATACGACAAATAATTTATATTACCAAATTTATATTAATGAATTTTTAGGTTTAATATCGGTTTTTAACATATTAAATAAATTGTATATTTCATCTGTTTTAAACATATTTCTATAATTGTGAATTAATATATCTTGCATTTCATTTTTTATTTCAAAACACCTATGCATATCCCATTCCGAAATTTGTTCTAATATATTAACTATTTTATTAAATCTTTTATTGATATCTGTTTCATTATCATAACTTTCATCCCACCATTTATCAAATGTTTTGTATCCTAATTCTTTTAATTTTTTTAATGTATACGGATTTCCAAATATAATAAATGGCTGATGCATATAGATTGGTTTATATGTTTTTTCTGATAAGAATATTGAATCGGTATCAAATAATGTTTCCGTAACTATATTAACAAAACAATCTAAATGTGCTTGTGTATTTAATCGTGCACCACCACCTATTTTTTGATTTTCCCAATTTGGAACATCGTAATAATAATTGGTATCAAATCCTCTCAATGTATTGATGGATTTATTTTTAAATTTTTCATTTGATTTTAATTCTTCAAACATCAAAATTCTATTCAATCGGGGTATACCATTAAAACATAAAAAATGTAATTTATTTTTATTATTTAAAAATTTTGTATAATTATTTTGGTAATTTTTTAAATCAATATTATTCAATTTAGACATTGGTAAAAATTGAAAGTGATTACCAAAATAATTGTATCTTATTAATGTAAAATTATAATTGTTAAATTCTATTAAATTTGAAGTAATTAAAATGACATCTTCTTTATCAAATTTGAATTTTTCACACAAATTATTAATCCACTCAATTTCATTAAAATAACCTTCTAATAAATAAACAAAAACAATTCTGCACTTTTTATTTTTAATATATTGAATTAATTCTTTATCAAAATCAATTGTATTGTGGTTTTCAAACAGTTTATTGTCGAATAATACAATAGAGTAAATAAAATTAATATTATTATCTATGTAATATTTTACTGAATTACTTTTAAAATTTCCTAATTGATTTCCTAATAAAGTAGATATATTAGTTTTACTAACCAAATTCCAATCAGGTTCAATATTGTAATTATATAAATTTGGTTTTGTAATATCATCATACCCAACATCTATCAAAATATCATTTATCATATAAAATCCTTTACTATATATTTTTTAATTAATGAAGAATACGAATTTTCATATCCAACACCATAACCATGTGCAATGGAACATCCTATCGAATAAATTAACATGGTGCGTATCCAATGTTTTTAACTAATTCAAAAACTACTTTATTCCAATCTTCAATTTCAACTTTAATACTATTATATTTTTCTAACATAATACCACTCACTTTATTATAAAACCAATGAGCAGAATTAAACGGCCGATGGATTTTTTTAGTAACATATAAATTATATCCAAAAGTAGTTTTTGAATCCAATTCTTTGAACCAAACATATCCTATTGGTTGTTTATCATAATAAAGAATAAAGATTGTATGGCCATTATTAATTCTATCTTCAACATCTTTTATGGTGAACATATTATCCCACTTATATTCTTCATTAAAATAATTTATTAATGTTTCTATATCTGGTTTAAAATAATCTAAAGCAATAATATTATCCAATTCTAATCTTTCGATATGTAATTGTTTTTCTAAAATATAATTCTTTTTATTTAATTGATAATATTTCACACTAATTAAAATAATTTTTTAATAAAATGATGTTTTTCAAAATTATCCCAAACCCAATTTCTTAGTTTAGTATCATTAATAAAGTTTGTTTTTGTTAAATTTTTATTTAAACTATTTTCTTTTTTTATTATAATTTCTTTTTCAAATTTCTCCTTTATAAAATTTTCTAATTTATGTAACTCATATATGTCAAATATATGTTTAGGTGTATATCCACTTTTATATATTTCTTGTGAATCTAACATTTTAAAATTAATATAATTTTTATTTGGAAAATGCATAAATTCAGGTTTTGGAATTTTTATTTTCTTTTTATTTTTTATAAATTTGTTTAATGAAGAAATAACTATTTTATGTACTTTATCTTCATAAGACTCGGTTTTATATAATTTATGGTGATTTAATTCCGATGGGTTGCAAAGTAATATATTGTTTATAGTATCTTTTGTAAAAGTTTCATATATCCAATTATTATCAATATTATACATAATATCAGAATTTAAAATATCAAAATAGTCATAACCATAGGCGGAAATCATTTGAGCATGCATTATATAATTTAATGCACTTAAAAATCGTTCACTATAATCCCTTTTTATAAAAATTGTTGGTACTTTTTTATTTAAATAATTATAAACATCTAAAGTATTTATATGTGGATATGTTTTTATTGTATCAGACGAATAATCATAAAATTGTGAATGGTTTTTTATATTGTTAAAAAAAAATTCATAATTAAATGTTGGTTCTATTTTTAATTGAGAAGATTTTAATGCGGAATGTACTGATACACTTGCATTTTTTGGTACCCCTAAAAATACTATTTCATTTTCAATTAATATCATTAAAACAATGTTTTTTTTGTTTTAATCATTTCAAAACCAATATTTCCCGCCAAAACTATTCTATCTAATGTTGAATTAGGTGCATTGTTGGGTGAGTGTGGCATATTTCCTGGCATTATAATTAAATCATCTTCTTCGGGTCTAATCCAATAGTCTTTTCCATTTTCACCTTTAAAATAAAGAACACCATCCTCTTCATTCATAACATTAGGCATTTGAATATAGTAAACGTAAGTATAATTAGGAATAAATGCATCACGTTCTTTATTTATATCAGAGTGAGTGTGATATATAACATTTTTTAAGCCATACTGTTGAAATTCAGATTGTACCGGGTTTTGTGCACGAATTACATTTATCCAAGCTTGTGAATTAATTATATTCCAATTTTTATTTTCAGATTTATATATTTCATTACAACTATCAATTCCAAATTCTACAACAATATCCATATTGTTTGTTTTTTTAATTTTTTTTGTTTTACTAGATAAACCGGGTGATGGTGATGGCCGGTCAATCCTATCTACAAATTTTACAAAATAAGAAAATACATCGTTATTAACAACTTCTTTATTTCTAGAAATAAGTTTATCACATTCTTTTAATAATTCGATTTTTAAATGTTTTAAATTTAATTTAGTTTTCCAAATATATGTGTCTTTATCAAAGTAAATTTTTTTCATAGTAATGTTTTTTCTTTTTTAACATTATCAAAACAACCATATATTTTATCATATTTTTGAATAAATTCATTATCTAATTTCAGATTAATTTTAAAATGTTGACTAGAATTTATTTTTTCTAATTTAAAATTAATATTTAATTGATTAGATACCCATTCTTCTAATTTATTTAATTCTTTAATATCAAACCATATAATATTGGGGTCATGATTATGCCAATATGAAATTTGCTTATATAAAATCATTAACATATTCCAAACGTATTCTGGATATTTTTTTATTTTATTTTCTTCTAAAAAATTAGAAATTATATTATTAATATTACCAATTAAATCATTTGAATTAAAAAACAAAATATTATCTATATTCAAATTTTGAAAAATTTTAGCAATTTCGATTTCATTAATTCTATATAATTCATCAACTATATGTTTATATGTAGATATAAATCTATCATATGGGTCTCGTCTGATTGAAATAATGGGAATTTTATTTTTAAACTTTTGCTTCAAACCAACAATTGGTTCATGCCCATGTGCCAATACATCTGCTAAATCTTCATTTAACATTTTAGAAAAATTAGGAATTTTTTCATATTGATTATCAAATAAAGGATTTAAATGATTTACTTTTAAATTATATTTTAAACAAGATATAAAAAATGAAGTAGATGCACATCTAGGTAAACTTATAAATAAAAATTTTTCATTTATTAACATATACTTAAAAGTTGGGTTTTATATTTTTTATTTTAAAATATTTTAACTTTATCATCAAAATTATTTAATACTAATTTGAATGCTATTGTAATTCTCATATCATTAAAAGTAATTTTTGGAGATGAACCTCTATGTAATATATCACTTTTGAATAAAATTCCAGAATTATAAATTGGTAATGATGATTTTATATTTTCATTTTTATCTATAAAATATGTTTCACCCAATTCACTTGGATTACCTTCATTAAAATAGTAAAGAAATGTATATGCGTTTTTAATATTTGTATCAACATGCCAATCTCCTTCTTGGCCAAAGACGTGTCCATTTGCATAAATTCTTAATATATCAAAATTTGTATTTGTTATTTTTTTAATTTTATTATAGAAAATTTTATTAAAAAATGGAACATCAATTAAATTGGTTTTAAAAAATTTACTATACGAAACATTTGTACTAGTATGGCCATATTTCCAAAATGATGAATGTATGATTTCTTTACACTCATTTAATTCTTCATTTGATAATATATTTAAATATTGTTCGAACATATGATTATTATAATAATTTTTTATTTTTACTTTCTAAAGAATACAAATTGAATTTAAGTTCATAATTTATTAATTTTTCTAAAAAAGTGTTTTCAGTATTTATTTTTTTCATTAATAAATTATGACATTTGTCTACCCATAATATACATAAATTTTTATTAATTTCAAAATTTTCCATAAACTTTTTTACAAATTCAATAAACTTTTCTTCATTTCCGTTTATTTCTTTTATTTCTTTGTAAAATGGATGTACTTCTATTTCTAAAATATGTTGCAATATTTCTAAAGGATATGGGTGTGTTGATATAAAAGGTATTTTTGCAAGAACAAATCCGTAAGTTTTTTCTGATAAATAATTCGATGTAAAATCTCCTTTTTTCCAATCCCAAGTTTCAGAAAGTATATGCATTTTTGACATGGGTAAAATACGCATTAAATAATCTAAGTAATGTTCTATATTTTCAATCCAATCTAAATTATCAAAATCATCACCATTTGTTATATTGTAGTTTATATTACTTTCTAATTGTTTTGAGTATATATTAAATTCTTTATTTTTACAATTATCTACTCTTGAAAGATATATTCTATTGTCATTTAATTTTGCTAGTCCATTTATTATATTTGTTCTATTTCGTTTATGATATCGCATTGAAAAACATAAATCATATGGTTGGTTTAATTTTTCAAATATGTTTTTAAACTCATAATACCAACGAATAGACAATAATTCATTCCATTGATATATTGTATTAGTTAAACAAAAAAAATGATTTGGATATTTATCTTTTATTAAATCACTAAAAATTACATTATCGGATATTATACAATGATTTTTTAATCTATCAATTTGAACCTCTAAATCCATTACATTTGGATAGTTTATACCATCATATTTAATTAGAGATTTTTCTGTCCTAAGTAAAAATATAAACCAGTTTGATTTTTTTTCTAATGTTTCTGCAATCCATTTCATTATTGGAATATCATTAATTCCAAACTCTGCACCCCCCTTGCCTCTATGTGAAGTATCACCTTGTTTACGATTTATACAATCAATATCTTTAAATTTATCATCTACATTCATTTGTTCTAAACAAGTCAAAAAATCTAATATATGATAACCATCGGTATTATCATTTATTATCGGGTCAAACACTAGTTCTATATTGGTTTCATTATAATTGCAAAAAATACTACCAATGTTACTTTTTAAATTATATTTTCTGTTGATTGTTTTATGAAATAATTTATAAAATAAAGAAATTGAATAATAATGATGTATGTAAAATTTAATATTCATTATTAAATTATTTTTTTTTGTAAATTTTCTTTTGCAGAAAAAAAACAAACCAAACTATAACGATGGCCGTTTTCAACCGGTAATACTCTATGTTTTATATTTGAATTAAGTAAAATGGATAAATTTTTTTTTGATTTAATTGTATGAATTTTATCGTCAATTATGTATTGAAATTCACCTCCTATAAAATCATCATTTATGTAAGTAATAAATGTTATATCCGATTGGTCAAAATGAAATAAATCATTTTTATGATTATCTTTATCAA